GTTATGCTTGATAGAGAACCCACCCCCTTTATATCACACCCCCTTCAAACTTGGAAGAAAAAAATTTAAAATAAAAAAACATAGAAAACGCCACAAATTTTATTTTCGTAACGTTCGCTATGTCATACATCATACTACTATACTACTACACTATGCACTACTATACTATACTATTCTTCTTTATCCCCTCCGTTTATTTCTTCTTTCTTATCAGTTAAGAACTTATACAAGTGACTGACAACAACTGCAAGATAAACAGTTCCAATCAATGTTATTAGTTCATCACTAATCATTCCTTTGAACACTGTCATACCTGCTACGTACACAGATAACACAATTAATTCTACTGCTATTCTTTTTCTAACGCTAGGTTTTAAAGTACCTGTGTCAATAAACTCTAGTATTAAACTAAGAACCTGCATAAAAATAACCAACCCAATTTCTTTCAATGTTTCAATCACTACCTTTCTTCTCCTCTATTAGTTTTCTATTTCGTAAGTTTGTAATTCTCCTGTGTATACATAACCACCGTAAACATTCCACGCATTTGTTTGTAGGTTGTTATACAAGTCAGCATACACTTTCCTGTTTAGACTTCTACTATAATCTCCGTCTGGTTGTTCAAACACTTCTAAGTGCATTCCTTTAGCTTTACATTCTAATAAGTAGTTACCTCCATATTCTGTTGTAGGGTTCATTAATATGCTATTATCAAAAGTACAACTGCTAGGCACTTTTATATAATGTTCTCTAACTGGGTTTAATATTTGGGCAAAGTTTTCAACTTCACAACTAATTGTATAACTCTGTTCAGTAGGGTTGAAATCAGTAGTTTCAAAACCTGAATGGATATTTACTTTATAAGCACAACAAAAGTCATATTCTTCACTATAATAAAAACCAAAGTTAGGATATACTTCTCTATGTCCTTTATCCATTTGATATTGAGTGTACTTATATTTGTCTGCCTCTGAAAGTTGGAATGGTTTAGGTTTATTGCCCTCTGTGATTTGAATGTTCTTTACATGCCATTCAGAACCTTTATCCCAAACCCTGAACCTCCATGTTTTAGAATTAGGTAATACTGACTTAGTTGTAAATGTAACCCAATGCAAACCCCAAACATCATCATTCACAACATTGTTTATATTAACGTGTATGTCTGTATCTAAACCACTTTGCAATACTCCGTCTAAGTATACAGGCTTAGTGTTGTCTGCTAGTTTATACCCTACCATACCAATAAACACCACTAAACCGCCTGCTTTTACTCTTTTAGCGTTAAACTGTAAAGTATAAGTAGTGTTAGGTTTTAGCTCTACTTGATTTTCAAACTGATTACAAGCGACATCATAAAAACTTCCACTAGTTGGACCTTGAAACCTGTAATAATTCATTTGTGGGTATAAATCACTTTTGCGTTCAATTGTTACTTGATTGTCCCCACGATAAAAAGCCCAAGTTTTATACCAGTTATCGTTATACACCTCACTAGGTAAAATCTCCCCACCCCTAAACAAGTTACTTACACCGTTATTTGGTGGCGTTGGAACTATTAACTGTTCTTTGAACATATTCCAGTAGTTTTTCTTATCTACTTGTATTTCTAACTTATGGCGACCTACTCCGATAAGGTCTAAAGGGTTTAACACATCTACTTTTTTTCCGTTTAAATAACTATCCATTTTTTAGTCCTCTCAAACCGTAACCGCTGATAATGAAATCATCTACTCCAATGTCTAAAGAATAGAACGGTTGACGATATTTATAATTTGTATTAGGTTGTGAATTTTGCCAACCTGTGACATCTTTGTTTTTTGTACATTTAGCTAAAGCACCATTTAAAACGGTTGTAATCGTCTTAGCTTTGCTATTTACTACCATTTCAGTCTTTGAAACGTTCCACTTATTAGGACGACTAATAGAAACGTTACACAGCCATTTTACGCGGTATATTTTCATCTCTACATCAATATACCCTTGAGCGTAAACATCGCCGTCTTTGGCACTCTGTAATGGGTCAGCATAATAGAATAAACAGAAGTCCATTTCTTCGTCATAATACAGACCGTTGTAAGTATATTTGTTACTAAAAAACTCTATATACTGCTTTTTACTCATTGCTACGCTTATTGTATCTTTGCTAGGGTTTATCAACTCAATAGGGTTATGAATTAATAACTCCTCGAAATTTAACCATGAAAACATTATTGATATATCCTTTCTATTTTACATAGCCCTGTCATAAAGTCCATTTCATACGGAACACAAGGTCCGTAACTCATGTTTTGAGGGTTATTATCTTTAAGCCCCCACCATTGATAACGTGTGTTATATAAAGTCATGAACATTTGAGGGTTATACTTAATTTCGTCATACGCTATTTTAGGAGTCAACTCGTCATAGTCCAACCAGTTAGGCTTGATATTTTTTTTCATGTCAATATTAGTCTTGTCTGTAAAGACGATATGACCGTTCATAGCTCCGTCCTTTGGAATAATAGCCCAAGACCTCAAGAATGCCGTGGCACTAGCAGGAATTGTGTATTCTACCGAACGTTCCCAAACCTCCCTATTAGGGTTATACTTATAAAGCCATGCCCGTCTAGCTTTGTCATTAATGAATAACACGCGGTCTGGTATTGCTTTAGTACGTTTGTTTTCGTAACCTCTGAACCAATCTTCCGTCATAAAATCGCCTGTTAAGAATTTTTGGAATACAGCAACGCACCAACCAATTGAAATACCCTTAATTTTTGTAAGGTTGGTTTCCTCGTCTACCATTCTAACGCGCCATGGTCTCATGACTAAGCCGTTCGGTAGTCCGTATGTAGACATCCAGTCATTCATACCGCTATATTTTACATCTCCAAACACTTGAATTCCTACTACGGTGTCCCTTGATTGCATTACACCAACTTCTTTGTCTGCGTTTTCTGTGGCATAGTAAGGGCCTAAAGAATAACCAACATTAACAATTGCGGAACGTGGTATTTCGTCAACTCTATGCCCTCCAGTAGGTTGTAAGTAATGGTCTCCGTCTATTACTACGTTCGCCATTTCTCCTGCTACTGGGTCAATCGCTGTGTTCGCGTCTACTACATACAAGGGTTCTTGTATACTAGCCCAATCATTCCCCACGCCGTCAAATGCCTGTCTAGCGTCTTGGAATTGTTCAGGATATAAAGTGTTACCTGTCATGTCAAACACGCTTTTAGAACCGTTTAAAACGTGGAAATTAATAGTTCTACCGCTTTCGTTAGCGTACATGTCAGAATCAAGTCCAATCAACACGCGTTGATTTAATGGGCGACAATAGCACCATACAGCATTATGTTTTATATCTCCGCCAAATAGTTCGTAATTTTCATCGTTTAACTGTCCACCCCATACGTAATCTTTAAAGTCGTTACTATCTGAATCAGAATAGCCTGTGTATACTGGGCGTGAATCTGCTGACCCTTTACTTTCAAAATAGATATGTTCAGCTTCCGTTACTGCATAAGGCGTTACTTTGCCCTGCTCAATTTTAGGGAAAAACAAGCCAATTTGTTCTTCTTGTCCTGTACTATCTAATTCAACGGTTAAACCTAATTTTTCAACCGTTTCTGTATTTTGTAAAGTAACTAACTCACTAACAAAGACATATTGCCATGGTTTAACTGTGTAAGTACCCACAGAAGTCACAGAATTGCCGTATAAGAGTTTTAAATTAAAGTCTAATGGTTTTATACCAAAGTTGGTTAAACGAATTGACACGCCTAATTTATTGCCTTGTGTGAGGTTAGGTTTAACTGGTAACTTTTCCCAATGAGTTAAATAAGTCCAACCCCATTTCCCTGTGGCGTTTTTAGGGTTATAAATTCTAATACCCTGACTATAAGGTCTGTGCCAATTAGAAGGGAATTGTCCAGTATTAACAGCACTACCTAAAGAGTTCAATTTAAAGTAATAACTAGGGTCAAATCTTTCAGGTTCTTCCACGCTGTCCCCTACTAACGTTCTAAGGTTTGAACGTGTGAGCAAGTTCCATTGTGGCAACTCTTTACAAAAGTCTAACCCTGTTTTTTCATTCCAAGTATAAGCCTTATTCAATTGCCAATCCCTCCACTAAGTCTACTAGTTCTTTCTCTGTGCTTACTTCGTCAACTTTTTGCTGTTTAAGTTTAACGTTTGCGTCAATATAAACGCCCTCAATCTCCATTAGTTTCAACAATGCCGAACGGTCTGGCAGTTTGTTGACTTCCGTAACTGTTCGCCCTGTTTCCGTCTTCCGTCCGTTTGCGTTGTTTTTATATTGAATAACTGTTTTTGTTTCTTTCCCTCCAAAAGCTAGGGTTTTTAATGCCTCTAGCATTTTTTTATTTTCTTCTTCTGTCATAGCCATTAGATAAAATAGTCCTCACTTTCTTCACTTTCTAAGAACCACCACATTAAGTTGATTAAAGCGTCAGCCAAATCAATCTTATCTGTGTAGCCTTTTTTAATAATACGCATAAGCCCAAAATCGTTTATTTTCGTTTCTGCGTTCATTAAATGAACCGCTAGTAACTTACTATCAAAATGAATTTTACCCTCCTCCATGAGCTTTTGAGTAGCTTCTAAGGTATTTGATAGCTTGAAACTGTTCTGCATTACTTTGTTATAAAATTCAATATCATAAGTCTGCTCAAATTTATCAATGAAATTCTTGGCATAGTTAGGGTCGTAATTCAACGCAATGGGAACACTTCCGTTCATAGCACTCATAAAAGCGTCCCATGCTTCGTCAGTCATGTTATTTATACCCTCGTGTGTTATTGTTTCCCCTAAGTGTTTAAACTTGTCTTCTGCGCTCTCTGGCATGATAGGAATAGCTTTAAAATAATAGTGTCCGTTTTCTCTGTACCCTATTACAGTACCCCAAACATCTCCACGAACTGAAAAGTCTGAACCAATAGCAACCAAACGACCCTCAAAGTCTAAAGGAGGTACTAGGCATTTGTCTACAATTTGTTTTGTAAAAATAGTAGTGCTGTCAGTCATTGACAAATTAAAGCGTTTAGTAATAATTTTAGCCATTTTTACAGGGTTACCGATTGCACCTATGAAGTCCTTTTGAATGTCCTCAAGTGTTAAAGTATAGCCCAAAGCAGGGTTTGCCTTGATGTACTTAGAACTGTCTTTCACTTCTTCGTAATCGTCTAAAGCATAATAGAATACCCAATGGCTGAAATCGTCGTCTTTTACCCACTCTTTCCAACTTTCCAATTCATCATCATAAGCTCCTCCACGTATAACGTTGTTTGTGGTAGATATAAAAAGCGTCCCCCTATTTTTTCTTAGCCCCTGCCTAATCGTAATAAGTGGGTTCTTTTTAAATGCTCCGAACTCGTCTATGATAACAAGCTGTTCGCGTCCACCGTCTAGCGTGTCCTCGTTACTAGCATAGATAGAAATCTCTGTCCCTTTACTTTTTAGTATTGAGTTATCTTTTACAAGTATTTGTTCCTTGTTTAGTTTAAATTGATTTTTAAACTTATTAATGATAGTGCCTTGACAGTTTCCCATAGCTCTAAAATGTTTCATCAGAATTTTTTCAGCTTGGTCTTTTTTTGTAGCCATTAAAGCAATGACACTATTAGGTTTAGGAAACAAAAAGAGTTCAATCAAGGCTATCATGACATCAAGAATTGACTTAGCATTTGAACGCCCTACAATAACAACAAACTCATCAATTTGATAAGGTGTGCAATACATTAATGTAAGTACAGCCTTATGATATGGTATGATTTTAAAACGTTCGTTATTAGGCAAAGTCATGAATTCTTCAATGAAATCAAATATTTTCTGTGCCTTTTTGTAGTCTATTTCATGCTCAATTTTAGCCACTTTCTTTTTTAGTAGCTTAATCATTTCGCCGTTATCTTTATTTTGTCCTATCCAGTCTTGTATCAAACTCATTTTTTATATCTCCTTATATTAAACCCTCCGCTATAATTCTAGCATAATTAATTAAGTCGCCACTCCGTTCCATTCCTTGGTGGCATTTATGGCAAAGAACTTCGGTAGGTACATTTATTACTTCTTTGTCAAAGTCGTTTACCTCTAACATGTCATTGTTCCATTGTAGTGGTATAACGTGGTGGCATATTAAATGCTCCGTGCTCCAACACTTTTCACAATGACCTACCCTGTTTTTCTCTGCGCGTGCTTTTCTTATCCACCTAGGGTCATTATATAACTTGCTTTTAGTATAAATCAACGTTTATTCAATTTAACCCCATTTCTTTCCAATTTGTTATAAATCTCTTTGGCAATTCTGCGACCGTCTGCACTAGATTGTACATAGATTTTAATGTCTTGTTTAGAATTGTCTTGTGTTCCAATGCTAGGCGTTGCTGTTGTTCCTTTGCTTGCTCTTGCATAAGGCTGTACAGCGTCCACAGCTTTGTTGATTGCTTCCCTACCACCTGCAAAGAATTGTAAGTCTAGTGGGATTTTACCATTACGAGAACCTAGGAGTTTTTGTCCTAACCCTTGATTTTCTTTTATTCCTAGAGGGTCAATGTTACTTGTCAGCCAATGGAAATCACTGAAAGCGTCGCCCCATGTACTGTTCTTTCTAAACCCTAAGGCTTTACCAATTAAACCTGTGTTACCTCCGATGTTTCTAGAGGCGTTTAACAAGTTATTAACTGCGCCCCACGCGTCGTTAGCCCAATTATAAAACCTTATAAGCTCATCAATGGCACTTCCAATTTTGCCCAAGAAACTAGCAATAGAAGTAAAGTTGATTTTATTAAAGAAGTTAGTAACTGCTTGTTTTGCGTCGTTTACTGCGCCTTCCATTTCTTCGTTTGAAACTTTACCGTCTTTGTTCTTGTCAATGATTTTAGTAACAGCTCCGACCGCTTGACCTGCCATTTTACCTAATTGACTTCCGACAATGCTAGACATCTCTGTGGCGTTATTACCCAATGAAGCCATGTCTATTCCTGCGTCTCCTAAGCCTTTACGGAAACCGTCCAAAGCGCTTGTATTGAAACCATTAGAAATCATTTCTCTGATTTGTCCCCAAGTACTAGGACCGCTTGACGCCAATTGCTCCCCTTTTTGTTGGAACAATTCAATGGCTCTGTTCATAACTTCTGTGCTGAAAACTCCGTCTTCCATTTTTTCTTTGAAGTTTTCCATAGTAACAGCACCATTACTTGTTGCGTTCATGGCATTAAGTAGTGTACTTGTGAAGCCTTCGCCGAATACGTTGGTAAAATCTTGTACACTCAATTGACCGTCTTTCAGCATACGTTTCACGCCACCAGTAGAAACCTCAATACCTTTTAACGCTGTTTGAGCTTTAGCCATTTTACTTGCCCAATTATCGCCGAAAGTGTTTGCCAACAAGTCTGCCGATACTTTACCTTTTTGCAAAGCGTCAGGCAACTGTTCTGCTGTCAGCCCTACATTTTGCATTTCGTTCGCTGCCTGAATCAACATGTCGCGGAATTGCGCACCAAGTGCCGATTGCATCATTTGGTTGAAATCTTGAGCGTGTAACGTACCAGAACCCAACGCTTGAGCTAAACCATAAGTAAATTGCTTTTGTGTGTCCATTGATAGACCTAAGCTATCCCCTACGGCATTAATAGCATTAACAGTTTTAAAGGCTTCTTCTCCACTTACTTTCATGTAACTAGAAATCATAGCCCCCAATTCATTCAAGTCATTCTTTTGTGACTTTAAGAGTGAGTTACCTTTGTCAATGTGGCTGTTAAATTGTTCGTAACCTTTAGCTCCGTCAGAAAGAGTTGTGCTAAGTGTTTTCTGTGCCTGAATTTGCTTATCATACGTGTCCATTAGTTTGTTTGCGAACCCACTAGTTAAGTCAACGGCTTTTGAAATTCCACCACTTACAAGCCCAACGGCTGACGAAATACCACTTACAACGTTACCAACTTTTGAGAACGTACCAAGTAGTGAACCGCCTGCTGACTTCATCTTATCAACTGCACCTGATAAGCCTCCACCTTTTTCTGAACCTACTTTAGCTAGTTCTGTGCTTAATCTAGTTGCTTGCGTTTGTGCTTTAACTAGTTGACTTTCTAATGCCTGCACTTGTTTTTGTGTAGCACCTGACATCTTAGCGTTCGCAAGTGCTTTTGTTAAATTATCTACATTCTGTTTAGCAAGGTTTAAAGCTCTCTGTGTTTCTTTAATACCCTTGTCTTTCATAGTAACAGAACCAGTTATTTGAGCGTTCTTGTTCGTTTCTTTAGCTAGACGCCCAATGTTATTAATTTCTCTTTGAGCTTGACGAGCATTGCTTAAAACGCCTTTAGTGTCCAGTTCTGCCTGAATGACGTATTTTTCTTTAGCCATTGTTTGTTATACTCCTTAACTTACGCTTAATGTTTTTAGTTTTATCGTCCATTTCATGAGTGGCTTTAACTAATGTTTGTCCATAACGTTGGTGTAAATTACGGTCATGTAACAAGACATTGAGCATTCTCCAACTTTCGTCCTTAGCTTTAAAGCCGTTGACAATACCAATGTTTCCACTTTTTAGCGAACCGTATGACCTAGTAACTTGTTTGGTAATTTTCTTGGTGTCAAATTTCGCTCTATATCCTGAAAAGTCGCCACCTAATGAACTTTTATAGCTACGTTTTACTGTGTTCTGATTAGAATTAAAAGCGTCCGCCATTTCTAACCATACTTTTTTAAGCTGTTTCTCTGTGAATTTTTCTAGTCCTGTGACTTTGTTGGTGGTTGCCATAATTCTACCTCCACGTGTTCCGCGTTGTTTAATTCCTCTGCGGTTGTTTTCTTCTTCTCTTTAGGTGTCAACGTTGAAATTAGTTTTAGCGTCCACCCTAAAGGTCTGTGGCTGTATACTTCATAGGGAACTCTAAAGGCTGTCATAGCACTAACAATTGCAAGTGTTGTAATTCTTGCGTCTTCCCTTACTTCTTCTTTGCTAGTGCTATCGCTTTTTTTGTTTCGTCTACCAATTGTTCCATGAGTTCAGCAACTGTGACAGGTAAAAGCCCACCAATTAAAGCACCAAGAATTTCATCAAGTGTATATTGTGGCGCGCAAGCCCAAAAGAATAATGCTAAACTGTGATAATCGCGTTCGTTCAAATCTCCAAAGTAAACGCCATTATCTTCCATACGTTCTAACGCTTTAAAATCAAATTTAAAATCTTCTTTTTTCATTTTTCTGTTCTCCTTATAAATTAAAATAAAAGAGTGGGAACTGTTTATTCCAAGCCCTCCACTCTTAAAAATTACTCCTTGATGTCAGTAGCTGTGAGCGGTTTAAGTTCATTAAACAACTTTTTAAATGCCAATGCTGGTCCACTTGTACCAGTTTCCAAATCTGCGTCAGACACTTTGAATTTTACAAACAAGCGTTTTTTCTCTCCTAGTGTAAAATCTCCAGTTGTGACCGTTGCTGTGTGTTCGTACTCTTTACCAGTTGGACTTTCTTCGTCAGCTTCCGCTGTGTCACTTGGTGTTGTAGCCTGAACACTTGGGTAGAATGTCGCTTTATATCCTGTTCCGTCGTCATCACGATAACGTTCAGCATAAGCGAAGCCATAAGGTTTGTAATTAGCTACATCATCAGTCAAGAACCCTGAAACAGCTCCAAACCCTAGCGCGTGAGTTGCAAAAGCGTCAGGCAAGTCATACGACTTAACTGTAATTTGTGTAGTTTTAGCACCTGCGATTGTACGATAAGGCGCGTTAAACCCTGCATAGAAGTTTGTGTTTTCTTGGTTGTTCTCTGTTTCAATTCCGCGTAACCCTGCAATAGGGATACCTGTTGTTGACCCCGTTGGGTCTGTGAACACTACCCCATACCCTAAACCGTGGGTCAGTTCATTTTTTGCTGTATATGCCATTTATTTTTATCCTCCTACTACTTCCCAAACTTTAATAGCACCGTCTTTCAGGAAACCACCGCAAACTGTAATAGTGCCATAGACCTGTACTTTATTGTAACGAACATCTTTAGTCACTTTAAATTGTGGCGTTAAGTCCCCTGCAAGAATACCCTTATAAGGGTTGATAAGAATTTTATCAAAAGTATTTCCAACTTCTGTGTTATAGTGCTTAAAGCTCAATGTTTCAATTTTTGTTACTCCGTCCACAACTGGCGTGAAATCATTTTCTTTTACGAAAAGAATATCATCGCCTGACTGTGAAAACTTATCTGAACTTGCTTTCTGTTTAACAGCTCCAACAATCGAACTTGTGGCAATTGAGCTATGAACTCCTGCCCAAATCAAGTGACTTTCAATTGTTTGATATAAAGTGTCTCGAACGGTTTGTAATGCACTTTGTACACCGTCAGCGGTCAAGTTACCTGAATCTGATAGATTGATACCAAAACCAAAACCACGAGGAGTCAAGATTTTATAACTTGTTTCACTTACATCTAAAACGCTACCTGATTGTCCTTGCTCTTTAGCTTCAGGAAAACCTGTTAAATCAACTGACTGCAATAAATCAGCCCCAACTTTAGGAATACGTGACAAGAGAGGGAACAAGTCCCCAAGCCCCTCTGTATTAGTCACATTCTTAATTTGTTGGGCATAACGGTCTGTGATATTAAAATCAGCCATTATTTACCCCTTTCTTATTTTACTTATTACTCGCCTTTTGTAAGGTAAGCTGAACGATTTTTACCACGGATAGAACCACCCACAAGAGTTTCTGAAAGCCATTGTTCAACGTTATAACGCAAGTCAAAGTCGTTGTAGTTTTCTACATTCAAATCTCCGATAAGAACGTACTCGTCGTGATTATATACAGCTACCTCGTCTTTAGGCATCCAAACTCGTGTTTCAAGATTAACAGCGCCAAATGATTGAGCGATTTGAGCTTTTGTTGCCAACTCGTTGAAGCGTGAGTGTCCGTCAGTTCCTTTAGCTTTGCGCAACTCTGCAAAAGTTTGTGGACTCATGACAATTGTGATAGCGTCAGAAATTGAGCATTCAGCAACTGCGTCAGTAATACCCTCAAACAAGTCTGTGTACTCGATTTGTTTTGTCCAACCGTCAGTAGCAGTTTTCAAACCATAGAAACCATTCGAACCGTCAGCTGAACCAAGAATCATGTTGTATTCAACTTTTTGGATAACACGGTTTACCATTTCAGACATTACGTATTCAGACAACGCACCTGAATCATTTACACCACGGACGGTTGCTTTATCCATTTGTAAGTAAGCCTCTGCCATTTGTGGACGAAGTGAACGTTTTGTTGCTGTTTGAGCTTTCTTTTTATCTGAACCTGCTACGAAAGTACCTTGTAAGAAAGTATCGTCTACACCGTCTTCTGCAAGTGTTAAACCTTGGAAGCGTGCTTTCATAGCACCGTCATAGATACCTGACTTACGAGCATATTTTGAAGTGATAGACCCAAGAGAGTTAACAACATTCAAAGCTGACGCATTAGAAAATTCACGCAAGAAACCTTGTTCTGGCATTTCTAGCATTTTGTCCCCAAGTTCACGCATGAATTTACGTTCAGCAACTTCTGGTTTTTCGCTAGGAATTGAAGCCTCACGTTCTTTTTTAAGTTCTTCGCGTTCTTTGTTAAGCTCCGTAACTTTAGCTTCAAGTTCTCGAACTTTTACGCCTGCTTCGATTGCTTGTTTCATAATTTCTTGTGTTTCGTTTGCACCCATTTGTTTTTGTTCTCCTTTTTCTTCTTCTCTTACTTTTGTCACTTTAGCACCTTTATTACTTGGTAATGGAGTTAGTGACACCTCCGTAATTGTAACATCTTTATAATAACCTACTCCGTCAATTTCACGAGCTTTTACACCGTTAGCATTGAAGCCAACTGATAGCCCTGTTTCTTCGATTTTTTCGGCTGTGTACTGTTCTTCATCAACATAACCTGTCAAGATTACATTGTCCCCCTCGAGATGAACAAACCCTGAACCAATCTTTTCTCTATGGCGGTTTAGGATATCTACTCCGTCGCCTGCGTTAGCAATTGACTCGATAACTGTGCCATGAGCGTCAATCGTTCCCAATGGGTTCGCTATCCCTCGTACTGCTTTTACTTTCAATACTTCCTCCTTTTGCTGTTGTTGATATATAAGCCACAAAATTTTCTTGATTGAAAACAATGTTTTTGTCATGTTGTTTTAGCAATGGCAAAACTTTTTGAATTGCGAAAGCGATAATAGTAACTTCATTACTTTGTCCATATAACAATTCCCTAGGCATTCCGTATTCACTTAAAGCAACCTCGATTGCAAGGTTTGCGTCTTTTTGTAGTGAACCGCTATAATCTGGCTGAATTTGTTTAATATCATCATCAGAACCAATAACAGACACACCATTGAATTCTCTTGCAAGTTGTTGCTGTTGCGTTAGGCGTTCTCTAATTCTGTCCCAAACTTCTTTCAAACCACTAGAAACTTTAGTTTTCCAGTAGATTTTGATTTGAGCTTGTGAATCAAGTCGTCGCCCAATACCATTACTAGCCATTCCAAACATCACGCCAAACCGTTGTGGGTTAGCTCCATAGAATGGGTTTAACAACATTTCATAGTCGTTTGTTCTTATAGTGACTTCCCTGCGGTTTGGTTCTCTGACTATAATATTAAACTGGTCTGCGTTTACTCTTTGAGCATAGTACTTAAAACCACCATACCAAACAAGATATATTTCTTTACCTTTTAAAGCCCAATAAAATAGGTCTTCAAGTTTAGACGCTTCGGAATAATCAACATTATCAAAATAGGAAACTAAGCCCAAGAGTTTACCAAGTAACAAATCTGTTGTAGGGTCTTGGACTGTGAAAGTAGAAAAGCTCACATCTTCCGCTTTGCGCGATAGATTGAATAAACTCATTTACTCCTCCTTATTTGAACTCTCCTGTTTTCATATCAATCTTGCGTCCAAACTCTGCTTCGATTTCTGCAATATACATTGTATCAATTGGTAGGTTAAGTTTACCAAACTCGTTTTTGTAATTGCGTAACATTCTAGGCGTCCGAACGTGGCGAACACTTACACCGTCAGAAACATACCAATGCTTTTCTTTACCGCTGTTGTCTAGTCCTTTAATAAGGTACATTTTAATAATTCCTCCTGTTTGATTGTTTTGGTTTGAATTACCAGTAACTGGTTTATTAAATAAATCAAGTTCTGCCTGTCTGCGTCGTACTAAACCTTGTAAGACTTGACCGCCTGCATTACGATACTTTGGAATCATTCCTGCACAATAAGCGTGTGAGAAAGGCGCCCAACCGTCAGCAACGAAAACATTACCACAATTATAAGCCAATGACACTAAGGCGTCAAACTCATTTTGATTTGCTTTGCCTTTTGTGTAAGCGTCAACCATAGGCGCGTACTTATTATTGATGTCAATTTCTAGCTGACTATCTGCCTGCGCTTGTGTCCAAACAGTTCCTGCTGTCACTCCATAATGACCCCAACCGATTGTATACATTTGTTCCCACGGTACAGGTTTATAAGCAGTCAAACGGCAACCCTCGAACTCTTTAATCAAATTCAAACCGTTTTGTGATACTTTTATATTACCACCTCCAATTATTATTATTGTTTTTTTATAAGGGAACAACTAACCCAAACTTTCGCAATATGTCAAGATGTTATAAGCGTCAGCCATGTTATCATCTTTGCAATTAGAATCAACAAAGCCTGTTGCCTTTAAAAGTTCCAAACTTTCTTTTTTACGTTGTTCTCGTTTGCCTGAAATTAAATGATAGGCGCACCACTTAGAGTTATCAATAAAAGTATATCCATTTACTAGACCGTCAATAGCACCGATAAAATAACCGTTACAATTAGCTAATGTAATACTGTGCTTTCTATTTCTTCCCATGATAGGTGTTTCAATAGCCATATGATAATCTTTTAAGTCAAACTCATCTATGATATCTTTCATTGCGTTTACAATATCAAATGTACGCTCCCACGCGTTTTTCTTTGAGTTATATGCTTTAATAGAACCAAAGTACAATTGACCGTCTTTTCTAAAGGCGTACCCTGTTCCCTCGTCTTTCTTACTAGCTGTGCTAAAATCAATAGCTAAAATTTTTTTCATTTCTACCCTCTTAAATAGGGAGGCTATAAGAAGTCACGACCGCATAAACATCTTCACGTGTTTTGTCAATATTAATACCGTAATCAGTTTTGTCAATAAATTCTAACACTTGTTTCAACTCTGCTTCATCATTAACAAAATAGATGTTTTTTTCTGCCATGCTTTTACCTCCCTCTTTGATTATGTTATTATTATAGCATACCCATTTTTAGTTATAACTTTTATTATACCTACAAAAGATTTAGATAGTTTACAATTTGATTAAATAATTTGTAATTAAAAAATAATATATTCCTGACTATTCCCACAGTTGAGCGTTTCTTTTATTTTTTACCCTAATTTTTTTACTTGATTTTCAAAAAACGTATGTTATAATAAATATATAAAAATTGAATACGTCTAAGACTTGTCTGATGTCTTAGAAAGTGAGTATATGAAAACCGTACTGAATAAGGCGTGAGTAATGAGTTAGGCAAAGCGGTAGCCCTGTGTGATGTCACTGAAAGCAAGTTTCAAACGTTCCCCCAACATAGGCAAAGTTAAATAAGAAGTTACCGCTTGGGTGTTCATCATAGCCAAATTGATGTGAGGATTGATTGAGTTACTAGCGCTGACATATTAATTGATTCAATAGGGGGGATAAAAAACTGCGTTTGCGTGGATAGTTATACCCTTTAGCAAAGTAATTAAAAAGAAATATTTGATAGCTTGAATTGTAATATTATTTCAGCTATAATTAAAGCATAGATAAAAAGAGAGAGGTAAACTAATATGTTTATTATTTATTGGATAATGTCAGCCATGTTTGGAATTATGGCGAATGTAGACGGTTCACTTTATGGAGTTTGGTTCTTATGCTGTTTAGGTTGCTTTATCTTAGGTTTAGTAAATTTATTAAAAGGAGGGTACTAATTGACAATTTTAGCAGTTTTTGTTACTATAATTTTATCAGTTATTTTTATAGTTGACTTTTTACTTATAATCGCTCTTGCAATTACACTATGGAGGTTTTTCAAATGACAATTAAAGACGACATCAAAGCAATTAACAAAGATATCTTAAAAGCAAAGAATTTTAAATGGCAGGTTAAACGCGCTAAGTATTGGCTAGTTAAATTACAAAACATCTACCCTGATTATGAATTTAAAACTTATTTTAAACCGCTACGTGATAGAAATATCATTTTTATTGACTATAAAGTAAAAGGGGTTGATTGAAATGCAAGACTTGTTTGAACGTGTTATAACAGCTAAGGAGTTACAAGAAAAAGAAGATTTTAAAGGTGGTAATGAATGGCTGATAGAACACTTAATTCCACGAGGACAGGCAGGTTTGACAATTGCACCACAGAAGTCTTTTAAAAGTTCTACAACTTTGCAAATGGCTTTGAGTGTAGCTAAGGGAGTACCATTTGGCTATTTTAAAACTAAACAAGCGAACGTGCTTATAATTGACAATGAAGATACTGACTTTGTATTACATCAACGGTTAAAGGCTTATAATGATGTTCCTGACAATTTACATTTCATTACTGGGGGAATTTTTAAGCTAGACAATACAAACCACATGAATGGGCTTTATAAGTTCATCAAAGAGAATAATATTAAGTTTGTTATCTTGGACAACTTAAAAGACATGCTGACAGATAGAAACACTCTGAACGATATGTCAAGTATGAACGATGTCTTGAATAACATAACACGATTGAAATTGCTCCTGAATGATGTTACGTTCCTTTTAATTGCTCACGCTAGAAAAGACACGAACAATCAATCTCTTGAGGAAAAGAACTTTAGAGTTCGGAGTACTCACGCCTTAGGTAGTTCAGCAATTGGAGCATGGTTTGAGTTCTGTTTGTGTCTAAGTCCTAAAATGGGCAAAAACAGTAAATACTCAATTTTAACTGTTGAAGCACGTAATTACGCTTATGACAAAGAAGTTTGTCTTGGTTATGTAGGGGAACAATTCCAAATCATAGACCCCACAGGCAACAAACCTAAAGAGATACTGGAGGAGGAACAAAAAGAGGGGGAGGAATACGAAGAAACTAAAAAGGAGGCTGAAAGTCTTTTAACAGCATTGCAACAAAAAGGAAAAGTAAAAGAAATTAATGATTGAGCGATTTGTCTTTGACATTGCGGTTTTTCTTTTGTATAATTAAATCATCAAGTTAAGAGAGGTTATCAAATGGATAAACTAGAAAGAGAAAACAAAGAACGTTGGGCTAGAAATCGTTTCGAGTTCATGGTTCGAGACGCTGAAAGAATTAAACGATACTTAGATTGTGGCGAAGTTAAAAAAGCCGAACAAAGTAGTAGATTTTTTAAAAGGAATTTGTTAGAATTAAATAAACTAGAAAAGGAGTTAAACAAATGAAAATTGCACTTGAAACACTTAATAAAGTAGTTGTAAGACTTCAACAAAAAGAACCAGTAACAGATATTGAAAAAGATATGCTCCTAGGGCTTTTAAATAGCGTTTATAGCTATTATAAACAAATGGAGGATATTTCTATGCTAGATGTCTTAATCGTTCTCTATGAGCGTTTAACAGGCGTTAAAGCAGATAAAAAAGAAGAAATGGAACGCTTCATTGAAAAGTTCACAGCAAAAGGGCTTGTTAAGTTATTGGACAACTTAGAACAAAAAGGAAAACGACAAAAAGAAAGTAAAGTTGATGAAATGTTCATAAACGAAACAAGAATGTACTACAAAGTAGTGGCAAACAAAATCAAAGAGAGAGGTATCATATAATGGCAATTGAAAAAGTAGTATATTATTATGACGACGGAACAAAAAGAGAATATCCGCCACGATTGACGGACTTGGAACAGTTGGAAGAATTCAAAAAGTCAAAAGCTGACATAACAGAACTATATGACTTCATGCAAGAACATCTAAGCAAGTTTGAGGCTAAGTTGTCACTATGCTTTAAGTATATGATTAACAACCTAGGAATGGAAGAACAGCAAGCGAACAACACTTTAGAATTTTGGTGTGATGAATGGGGAGTACAGAATGTTCACTTTATCCTAGAGGGTGGGGAATGCCAAATGTGTGGTAAACAATGCAATGCCAAGAAAGTGTTCTGTTCGGAAGAATGTTACAAGAATTACATAGAATCGAAATATAATAGTAATTGACAAAACTAAGTGAATTCGATATAATTAAGTCATAAAGTTAAGAGAGGAAACAAAAATGATTGTAGTAACTTATTTATTAGAAGACGGCTCTAATGATTGGACTTATAGCGTGAAAAAATTACGTACCGCAGTTGAATGTATTAGAGAGGATATGAAAGAAGTATCAACGATTGTAAAAGCAATTGTGTTTGATGAAAATGGGAAGAAAATTTTAGAGGTTAAAAATGATATTTGTATTTCTAATTGTGTTGGTTGAAACTTTAATATTATACTTGATTTTAGAAAGAGGGTAAGAAATAATGGCGCAAGATTATTATGCAAATGAGCAAGGTATTCAATTAGAAGAGTTCCTGATTTGGGGAAGTGAGTGGGACTTAAAATTTTGGCAGTATAACTTCACAACTGGTCAAGGTTTTGCACTAACTAACGCTTTAAAGTACGCTGTAAGGGCAGGTAAAAAGCCTAATGAACCGTATGAAAAAGACATGGGTAAATACAACGACTACATTAACATGGCTGTCAAAATGGGCTTTACACAAGAGGAAGCTGAAAACTGGGTAGCACTTCAAAAATCAATATTTGAAAAGTTTAAAGGAAGAAAAGCGGAACTCGAAGAACTTGAAAAAAGAAAGGAAATGAAAGAAAATGATGAAATTCGTAGCCTTCAATAGACAAACATTCATGTGGTTTCATACTAAGGAGCAACTAGCAAACCACTTTAATATCACAGTTGCTTACTTAGATTTATGGCTGAATAAAGACAAGCCTTTAAACGGTTGGTTTGTGAAAGAGGTAAATTATGATTCTGAATTGGAACGACTTCAATAAATGGCGTGAAACTAGCTTAGAATATCATAAAATGATAGGCGAACACAACTATACTAATGCACTAACATTTTTTGAGTATGTAAGACAATACTTTAACGCTAAAGGCTTTCCACCTGCTGAAAAGAAAACGAAGACAGGTAGAAAAGGAAAATATACGCAAAAAGATAGCAAAGAACAATTAAAACAAATACATGAATACATTGGAGGTATAAAATAATGGCTTTAACAGTAAGAGGACTAATTGAAAAACTTGAACGAGTAGAAGATAAATCAGGGGACGTTTTCATTGAAATGCCTGACGACTTTCTAAGTGTTGACCTTGTTTTTTTAGACAACGAGGGCGATGTTATTCTATCAAACGCAATCAATTCACATCATTGTTTGTGTGATAAATGTAAAGCAAATGAAACAAAACTTTAATAGCTTAGTAATTGACAAAAGAAAGCAAACACGTTATAATTAGTTATACAGTTAAGGAGGAAATAAAAAATGTTGACTTTACTTTTAACAATTCTATTTGTTTGGCTTGTATTTAAAGCCGTTGAAAATGTAGCCGAAGAACTTGGAAGATATATCCGCGGTTTCTTTAAATGGCTATGGAAAATGTACCAAAAACATGTAAATAAAGGAGCAAGCCTATAATGGAAAGCAAAGTTCTAAAATTAATCAATGAAATCAAAGTACCAAAAAGCCAATATAACAGCTTTGGGAAGTACAATTTCAGAAATAACGAGGATATTCAAACAGCTTTGAAACCTCTGTTATTACAGTATGGACTAATGGAAAAAGCGGAAACAGAAATGTTTGAAATGAATGGCGAACTGATGTTACATGTTCATATTGATATTTTTGACCCTGATAACCTTAATGACATCGCAAGTGGCGACGGTTGGGCAGTTATTGATATCAATAAAAAAGGAATGGACAAAGCTCAAGCGACTGGGGCAAGTCAATCATACGCAAGTAAATACGCCTACGGTCAAGCGTTGAAGTTAGATGATACAAAAGACGCCGACTCTACTAATAAAGGTCAAAGCAACGTTACACAGCCAAAAGCACGTCCTAAAGCAAGTTATCAATACAATTTGAGTGACTTGAAAAAAATGGTAGCAAACAAAGAAATGTCAAGTGACCGTGCAAACGAACTTTGCAAACAAGGTAAAGTAAATATGAATGCTTAATGCTTGACAAAAGAAAATAAATAAGTTAAAATTAAACTATCAAATAAAGAGAGGGAAATAAAAAATGAAAATTATTGAAACTTTAAAAGTAAACGAAACTAACACAAGAGAAGTTGAAACATCAAACGGAACTAAAAAAGTCCTATCATTTAAAGCATATCCATTTGAACACTACATTGGCGGTATTTGGTTACCTGATAGCGTAAATTATGACGACATCGTAACTGTATACATCGACCAAGTTAAAGCAGAAACAAAAGGCGACAAAACTTATTACAACGCTTCGTATGCTAAAGTAACGCCTGAATTTAACTTGAACCGTGATAACCGTGGTAACGTATATGACGACCCACATGGTGGAATGGCTCCGAATACTGACAACTTATTTGGTGGAAGCGCTCCTGCTGATATCCCTGATGACCAATTACCATTCTAAAGGAGTTCAGCAATGGGTTATGACTATGAAATGATACTTGATGAAGTAGACAAATTAAGTCTACAAGGACGAATTGAGGAAGCTAAGGAACTTGTGAGAGAACTTGTTCCTCCTCTGTTCGCTGTTGATTTTACTAACTTAATGGAATTAATTGAAAGGAATACATACAAACTATGAAAATCGCTAAAGAAACACTCAATGCACTTAAAAACATGCCTATTATCACTTTGAACACTATCCATGATTTGTTAGAAGTAAAACAGCACATCAACAATTATCAACGCAACAAGAACAAAAAATACGGTCTAAACCTCGAAAAAGACGAAGCAATTAACCGTGAAGTTGCTGACATGATTATTATTAACACGTTAGGAAAGCTAAACATGTTAGCTGAACAATCTTATTTCTTGCGTTTGGTTCGTAATGAAAATATTGACACTCCTAAAGCTCGTAAAGCTGAAAAGTTCGCTGAAAAAGCCAATCTAGCTGACAAAATTGTTGAAGCTCTTAACTTCATCAACGGTAACGCGTTTATAGATATTAATGAAACAGCATTGTACAACTTCATTAAAAAACAGAACGTCCAAAACCTTGAATATTTCAGTAAAGAGGGGCGTGTAGAATGGTTCTTTAGTCGTGTAGAATGGTTGCTAGATACATATAAAGGGGAGTAAATGATTAACTTACAAAATAAAAAACTAGATATTAAAGAGTTCTTAGAAGAATTAGGCTTCACAGTCAGCTTAGATTATGAAAGAGAACCAATGGGCGTTATGTTTGCTGAAATACACCCCATTGTTAGTCAAGTAAGCAACAATTTAACCATTTATCAATCGTTTAGAACGCTTGAAATTGAATTAATGGTAATTTGTACCGAAGAAACTGAAAATGCTTTATATAGGGCTATACAGCTCTTGAGTGATGAACATTATTTATACGCAAACACTATCACAGATAACACTAATATTATCAAATTAAGAGGTAACTACTATGATTAATGACAATACATTGAACTTTATCCGATTTTCTAGTGGGTTTAATAACTTGAAAAAAGAAGAACTCGAAGCCTTTGCCGAAAACGAAATTTTTGAACTTAACGAATATAACGCAAGTGAGGGAACACAAGGTAAATACTTCTATACGATTGACGACCTGAACACAAACGGAACACTTAAAAGCTATATTATTGAATGCCTAAAACTTTCATTACAAACACGGTGGGGCAATAACCTAGAATATCACATTGACCGTAAAACGAAATATTTGAACAAATTAACTGGAATGCAAGTGTAACATAAATTTAATTTGACAAACTTAAATAAAAGCTCTATAATTAATAATATAAAAAAAGAAAGAGGAACTAAAAAATGAAACTAAAAAATCAAATCGAATTACTTAATGACACTTTGAAATTACATGATGAAAAAGTAGATGAACATTTCCCAAAAGACGAAAGTCAAGTACCTGCTTATGCTAAAGCTCAATACATGGACTTGTTCGGAATGCTTCAAGAAATTGCTAAAGCATACGAGTTCACAGCAAAATTTCATAAAGCGTCTAAAAAAGCCGTTGAAATTCTTGTGACAAATATAAACGAACATTCTGAAATGGTCAATGAAATCATGGACGATACCGATTATAAAAATTGGACTAAAGAAGAAGACAAACATTATACTGGAGTTTTCTACTACGACTTACATAAAACAGTAGAAGAAACAATAGAAGAAATGAAGGAGGTATAAAAATAGTATACGTTATTTATGTTTTATTGTTTATTTTGTACAGTTGGTTCTTGATTAAAGTAGGAAAGAAACACGCTGAACGTAAAGATGAAATAAAGTTAGTTATAACTGGTAAACCTGAACAAGTTAAAAAAGCAATCGAAACTATAAACGAACAAAATTTAATAAAATAGAAAGTGAGGTCATTACTCTTCATTTACACGCCACTCAAACGAGTGGTTTTTTTATTTGGTTGTTGACGAGGTACGCCCTGCTATATAATACCCCTGTAAGCTCATAGATTGGCTTGTATTGCATTTTAGATAATTTCTAGGATAATGACAAGGAATAGACCAAAACACGCAAAATAAGACGATTTATGAGGAATTACGATATATTTTTTTCAAAACGAAAAATGGAAAAATAGATTCCAAAGAGTTATGCTT